GGCCAAAGACAGAGGATCAGATCCGATCCTATTTCGAGCAGACAACTGGATATGCACTGATGTATGAAGAACGGATTGGTAAGCCTATCGACCTGATCGTTATCATCATGGTGAATGATGAGGATTCAAGACCTCAGGTATTTGTGGAATATAAGAAACCATATATTGCTTCACTCATGGAAAAGATCAAAACCTACAAGAAGGAAAACCAATAATGTATTTGGATACATGGATGCTCATTGTTGCAGTTTTGGCTTATGGCGTATGTGCATATACAGTAGGCAAGAGGGCCCGACAGCAAGGCATTTTGCGAGGTATTGATGTAATCATTACCGAACTGGTAAATAATAAGATCATCGTGATAAACGAAAAAGGAATCTATGGCGGTAGGGCCAAGAAGCCCTATGCCTGGCGATAGATAGCTGTAATAAACTACACACACACCACAGGAGAATAAGAATGTCAAAAACACCATATGAAATCAGAAAAGAGTTGCTGGATATGGCATACACGATTCTGGTATATAATACAGAACAAAAAAATATAGCAGACCGCGAAGACTTTATGCTCCAACGAGATGTTTTCGTTAATGTCGCTCTCGGCGGGCGAGAGGATAAAGAGAGTGGTCCTAAATTTCCAAAAGGTCTTGAAATACAAAAAGAAGAAATCATTGACCTTGCAAAATACTTGAATGATTTTGTGAGTAATGATTCAAAATAAGGAGAAAGGTAGTGGCCATAAAGGAACTATTAAGCAACAAATACCTGAAGTTTACTACAATCTTTATGGCCACTACCGCAGTATTGAGTACGGTATGGGCAGCAGGTGATTATACAGGCGTTCGGCCCGTCATAAAAAATGAGTTTATTCGGATATCCGATATTCAACAGCAACTATCGCAATCAATTCTTTTGATGCGGTTCCAAATCATTCGGAACAAACTGGAGGTCACCGGCACAATCACATTTGCCGAACTTCAGGAAATGTGCCAGATAGCCCAGCAGTTGAACTTTTTTGGTATAACCGAATGCATCAAACTGGAGAGTACACGACCGCCAATACAATAGGAGTGATTATGCCAAATAAGGAAGAGGTTGCATCTTTTTCAATGACGATTGAGGAAATGGTCGAGAAAAAGAGCATACCATACATAGATGCAATCATATTGCATTGTGAGAATGTGCAGATGGAAATAGAGATCGGTGCCAAACTTTTGAGTGGTGCTATCAAGGCTAAACTCAAGGCAGAGGCTGAGGAACTCAACTTCCTTCCGAAATCCAATACACTCAAATTGCCTTTATGAGATTATCCGCATTTGAGACATTCCGAATGTTTCATGCCCTGAGGTTGCACTTTACATCCTCATATGACTATGTGAAATATCACGGTAAGACCAATGTAAGCCTTGATGCCTTCTCGAAACGAAAGGATCGATACCAGTTCCAGAGGTTGTGCAGGAAGCATGATGCGGATGAAATGTTTGATTTCCTTTTGGCCAATCTAATGCATAGCCAAATCAAATGGGTGGGTGAACTATTAGATGACGGTGCGGATGATGTATATACAGACTTCAAGCGTCGAAAGGAATCTCTATCCTATGTCTTTGATAATGAGATGGGTGAAGTCCTGAACCATGTCGAGAATGTGAAGGAGCTATTCTCTACCGATGAGTTTCCTGTCATACTGACATGCCATATGCAGAGGTTGATATCCTCTGAATCGCTGATTATCCTGAATGAGTTCATACCGTTCTTTGGGAAGTTCGATAAAGCCCTATCCAAAGATTTTCTATGGCCGCGCATAAGGGATATATGCGAGAATGCACGACCATTTATTACCTTTGATAAGAATAAGATTAAAAACATACTGCTAAATAGGATGAAAGGATAACAAATGGAAATAACGAATGTTCTCACTATTCTCACGACACTTCTATTAGGTGGTGTTCTGGGTATGGTTGGCCAAGCAATCCGGTCTATTATGGGAATCCGAAAGGTTCTTGATAGTGGTGGTACTTTCAGTTGGTCCATCCTGCTATTCAGCCTATTCATCGGCTTCATTGCAGGAATTCTTGCAATGCTGGGAGTGTATGGATTTTATGATACCCTGACAGTATCCACGATGCTAGGCGTAATGGCATCAGGATATGCTGGTGCTGACTTCATCGAAGGATTCATGAAAACGCAACGAATATAAATAAAGGTGTTGACAGGGATAGATATTCCTGTTATACTACGAGCTTACATTATGAGTATGTGGACAAGTAAACATTAAACCGAAATATGGAGAAATACAATGGTTACATCTTTTAAGACACTGAAGAAATCATCCGCAAATCTCGACCGACTTACCAAAGAAATCGAGAAACTGAATTCCCCCACAACCGAACGACAGGCTGATGATCGCCTCTGGCAACCAGAGGTGGATAAGGCAGGTAACGGCAGTGCGATCATTCGCTTTCTGCCCTCGCCGGCTGTGGACGGTGATGACGCGCTACCTTGGGTCCGAGTATTCTCTCACGGATTCAAGGGTCCCACCGGCAAGTGGTATATCGAAAACTCCCTGACGACCCTAGGTCAGAAGGATCCGGTTTCGGAATATAACTCCCACTTGTGGAATCAGTCAAGTGATGACAACTCTCCTACTCGAAAGCAGGCTCGAAACCAGAAGCGGAGACTCAACTATATCTCCAATATTATGGTGATCTCAGATCCTAAGCATTCTGAAAATGACGGACAGGTCTTTCTTTACCGATATGGTAAGAAGATTTTCGACAAGATCAAGATGGCTATGGAACCTGAGTTTGAAGGCGACGAGCCTGTGAATCCCTTTGACTTCTGGACTGGGGCCAATCTCAAGCTCCGGATCCGAAACGTCGAAGGATATCGGAACTACGACCAATCGAACTTCGATGCTGTGTCAGCACTTAGTGTGGATGATGCAAAGCTGGAAGAGATCTGGAACAAGGAATATTCTCTCAAGGAATTTCTGGATGCCAGCCACTTCAAGCCTTATGATGAACTGAAGAAGCGATTGGATGAAGTTCTGGCTGTGAATGCCGAGAATGCATATGCAGCCGCACGACAGGCTGAACCAGTTGAGGAAGCCAAGGAATGGGTTCCTGCATCTTCTGGTGATGTTGATGATGATATGGAGTATTTCAAGAAGTTGGCTGAAGACTAATAGTTGCTCAGCCGATACCAACTGGGGCGCCTCTTGGCGCCCCTTTTTTATGCTATTCCTGCGACACGCAGTTGGTTCTTGAGTGTTGAATGTTCCTTGAGAGGCCAAAGGGATTCGGCATAATGGTTCATCACACTACCCGTCATATTGCTACCAGGATTTGGTATGTCAGCACCTCTTAGTCCAGGTGAAGACTCGCCTCGACCATTTGACATAGCTGCTTGGACAGGGCTGGGTTGTTGCTGCGACTGGTTATTCTGCGGGGCTTGTGCATCCGGTTGAGGTGCAGCGGCCTCTCGCTCCATAGGGCCAGTGTCCTTCGCTGTGGATTCCCGGGGTCGACCTGATGCATCCAGAGGTGTTATCTTGACATGCTCCTTACCAGCTTCACCGGCGACGATTGGAGTTGCTCTATCAGTCACAAAATCAGCACCCTTAGCGGCCATGACGACAGGTGGTGTCGATACAGGTATGGTTGCGGATGCGTCTTCGATTTTTTTGACCGGTTCTGGCTCAACTGTTGAAGATGCTGGTTGAGGCATAGCAGAAGGCGCTGGTGTTGTTGGTGAAACGGGTGATGCCTCGGGTGGTAATGGTGTTTGCACAGGCGCTGCGGCAGTTGGTGTAGGTGCAACAGGCGCGGCGGACGATTCTGTTGTAGCAACTTGTGATGATTTCGATGCTTCAGCAGCCAATCTTTTTTCTTCTTCTAATGCTGCATATCCTTGTTGTAATAATGGTCCATACATGCGCCCTTCATAAGGTATTCCACGATTTTCAGCCAACTCCAGATGAGTCATACCGGATTGCCCAAATTTTTCTTGATTGACAGGATCGACTAATCCGACACTTGCAGCAATTTCCCTTAGAATGGGTACATATTTTTCATCTTTAGGCAACCCAGCAATATCAGCCGCACCAGACTGTTCTTCGATTTGACCGTGCTGAGAAGCCCCGGGATGGGCCACTGGTCGACCTCTTTTTCCTCCACTTAACCAAGCATTGTGGGCCCTTAACAGCTCCTGGTATATTTCAGTGTTTGGGTCTGATGATCTATAACCAGAACCAAGTGTTGTCTTTCTTGCTTCTTCAGGTAATGATCCTTCATCGACAGCCTGATTTACCAATCGATGAAATTCTGCCAGACGACCCCTAAGTTCTGGATTCATATTTCCTAAACTGCTTTCAGCACCTCTTTCAGCAGCACCACCACTTAACGGAATATCTAAAGAAAAATCACCGGAAATCTCTGTAGCAGTTTCTCCTTTGTTTCTGGCCATTGCCGGTTCAAACATTGCGGCGGTTGCCGTGCGGAAGTTTTCCTGAGTTGTTTTTGGATCATCCAATAAACTTTGTAGTTGACCAATTTCTTCAGCCCTTATACCCAGATTTTGACCCAATTCAAACAAATTTCCTTTCACATCATTTTTATTTTCAGCATTGATGCCATTTGTCACCAATTCTTTCAAAAGTTCCTCGGGCGTGGTTGGTTCGGCTGTTTCGAAATTAGGTTCATCATGAGCAGCATAAGGTCCTCTATCATATCCCCTATCAGCATATACATTACCACCAATCGTCAATCTGCCTTGATCTATGGCATCTTTAGCGAATGCTTTTCCTTTTCCTTCGCCATCAATATAATGAATGCCATTTGATTGAAATCCTCTAAATTCATTTGCTCCTCGTGTGATGTCGGGTAGACTACCAGAAGCTATTTCTCTTAATAATTGTTGTACTTGCTCTCTTTCCTTTTTTGTAGGTACTCTATTTCCTATAAATTGCCCTGGCTCATTTAGAATATCATTTAAGTCTTTGCCGTTATAACCCGACGAACCTAAACGATTTAATGCCACATTAATAACAGCAGCGCGTCCTTCTTTACTTGAAGCTTCTCCAACAATTCTACTAATTGCACTATCACTTAAGTCTGCATCAGTTAATTTATAGACAGGACGATAAATACCTGGTCCTTTTTTTCCAGAATCCCGTCGAGTAAAATAATCATTTACTCCGGCTTTCTGTAATGCTTTATCCAGTTCACTCTCGGGTACATCCACTGTTGCAGATCCTCTTCCAGATCCACCACCAGATCCACCACCAGAACCACTTCCAGAACCACCTCCATATCCGCCAGTACCAGTACTCTTACCCGAAAGAATGGATTGTTGCTCGGCATCAAGTGTCTGACGGTAATACCCCGGAAACAGTTCGATTCTCTGGCTCGGGCTCAACTCTGCGAGCATTTCCTTGAATGCCGGCTTCCTTAGAATTTCTCTTTGAGCCTTAATGT